GTGAGCGGCTAGCAGAGCTTCCCGACGCCTCGGTGCAGTGCTGCGTCACCTCGCCGCCGTACTGGGGGCTCAGGGACTACGGCATCGACGGCCAGCTCGGCCTCGAGCCGACGCCTGACGCCTACGTATCGGCGCTGGTGGAGGTATTCAGGGAGGTGCGGCGGGTGCTGCGGGATGATGGGACGCTGTGGATGAACATGGGGGATGCGTATGCTCATTCGTCAAGCGGCGGCGGCGGCGCGGTAGATGTGCGGACAGACGGGCGCAAGACGACACCAGGAGATAAGGTGCGTGGTCGCATGGGAGGCGTAAACACGATGAGCAGCGGCCTCAAACCCAAAGACCTCGTCGGCATCCCCTGGCGGCTGGCCTTCGCGCTGCAAGCGGACGGCTGGTATCTCCGCTCAGACATCATCTGGAGCAAGCCCAACCCGATGCCGGAGTCGGTGACAGACCGGCCGACCAAGAGCCATGAGTACGTGTTCCTGCTGACGAAGAATAGTCGATATTTCTATGATGCTGAGGCCGTACGGGAAGACGCATCGACACCGTGGCATGGGATTGGCGGATATAGAGAGGGCAATATAGACAATAGCCATGCGCCAACAGAATATCGAAATGACGATAGGCAACGCGCTGGTCGCAACTGCCGCTCCGTCTGGACCATCACCACGCAGCCCTACCCGGACGCCCACTTCGCCACCTTCCCCGAAGCCTTACCGGAGCGGTGCATCACGGCGGGGACAAAGCTGGGCGATACCGTGCTGGACCCCTTCGCTGGCTCAGGCACCACGGGGCAGGTCGCGGTCCAACTCGGCCGCAGCTTCATCGGCATTGAGCTAAATGCCGACTATGCCGACCTCGCTCGGACCCGCATCGGCGGGGCCGCGCCGTTATTCGCACGGGAGATCGCATGAGATGGTGGCAGCGCCTCAGGGCGTGGTGGGCCGAGTGGCGACACCCGAGAATGTCTCGCGCATATATGCGCGCGTTTCATCGGGAGCGTCGGCGACACCGGCTGCGCCACCCGCAGCCAGACCCGGAGGCGCGATGACCTTCCCGGTCAAGGGCGGTGACTGGACGCTGACGACCGACACGCTGGACGCCTATGTCCAGGCCTTCCCTGCCCTAGATGTGCCCCAGGAACTCACCAGCGCCCGTCTGTGGCTGCTCGACCATCCCCGGCGGCGCAAGACCCCCGCCGGCATGGGGCGCTTCCTGACGGGCTGGCTACGGCGCAGCGGTCCCCGGCGGTCCACCGGGGCGGCCCAGATGCCCACCTATATCGCGTGGCGCTGCCCGCACCGGGAGGCCGACGACACCCCGGTCCACGGGAGCCGCTGGGCGTGCGACCTCCATGAGCAACTGCTCGCCGGTCGGCGGGAGCAGGCCGAGGCACGGGCGCGGCTGCCGCTGGAGCCATGAGCCACTCCTCCGGTATCGGCGAACTCCCCACCCATCAGTACGTCTGGGTGGATAGCCTGTTTACGCATAAAGAGCCGCACGGATGGCTTCCGGCGGTGTGGTATGGGCTGGTGGCCATGCCGGGGCGATGCTGGGGGTGTACCGTGCTCTTGGAAAGCGGAGCGTGTTACCGCAACCTCCCGCCCCATGCACTCGCTATCAGTCCGATGCCGGAGCCGATCTGGACACCGCAGGACGCGCAGCGATGGGACTGTTATGGGTACGACTTCTCGACGCTACAATATCGCTATCTGTCGGAGCTGGATGTGGAGGTGCGTCTTAAGGACCGCATCCTGGCAGGGCGCTATCTCTTTTCGGTCGCGCCGCTGCGTGACGGCTTCAGCCAGTGCCCCGAGCAGGCCAAGGAGTTTACGTTTGTCGCCCTCGATAACGGCCGCATGACCGTGCAACCGACCAACTATATCCGCTTCCATGAGCGGTCTTTTACGACGGCCGTCCCCGGCTCGCCGTTCCCCCACGGTCTGCGACGTCAGGCAGAAATCTATTCCTGCGAGTAACGCATGAGAAAGTCATCCTCCCCCCCGAGACGCGACCGCCGTGTCATTCCGCCGGGGGCCCACCCGTGGAAAGTGCCGGTCAACCGCCCGGAGGCGCTGCTCTATGGACCGCTGGTGAAGCTGCCGACGACGCCGTCCACCTCCTGGTGGCTCAATGTGCCCCGTGATGACTGGCAGCTCGTCTCGTCGACCCACAAAGACCGCCTAGCGCGCAGCCGTGAGGGCAATCGCCGTGCGGCACTTGACTAAGATGCGATGCCCCCATTGCACTGAGGAACGGCTTATCGAGCGCATCGGGCTGACCTGGTTTTGTCAGGTGTGCTCGAAGACATGGCGCTAACACCGCGCGTGCGACGTTGTCCGCAGTGCGGGAATACCGGTCCGTACCTCGCCTTGCGGAATCCACAGGCGCGCACCGCTATTACCGAGCGCGAGAAGATTCGCAAGAATGAGGTGGTGTTGCAGTGTCGGCTATGCGAGCGATTCTTTCCGGGGCGCTTTATGGACGCCGTGGATATCTGGCTCGACTAGATTATTCGTCCGGGTGAATCAGATGGACCGGCTCACTCGTGACAAATCGAAGGGCGATGTTTAAGACGTTGACGATGATGACAGTCGTCCCGGCCGGAATCGGCAGCAGCCCCGTCAGCTCCACGGCCGCGCTCAGGACGTTCATCCAGATCGTTTTGGACTTCCAGAAATTTTTTGACACTCTAGCCTCCTCATACACACCGATCAATCGACGCATGGATCGATACAATCGCCAGGCGCGGAGTGGATTCATCATCGATGATGACACAGCGCTCCGACATACCACGCGCCCTTACGCACCTGAATGTGAAAATGAGCATTCGCGGTGCCATGATACTCGTAGACAATATAGAACGACGTGCCCAACTCTTTCCGGAGACGGCGCACAAACTCCGCCCGCGCCGCCCCACTCTGAAACGTCTTACTTCGTACGTCTATCGCCTCATTGGAGTAATGACGGCTGCGAGGGCGCTTCGAATGCTTGCCATCGTTAGCCGACGTAATCACAATCTCGCTCGGATTCTGCGTCCGCTCCGCCACCCGTTGGACTCCGACGAGAATGCGAATGAGCCCACGGGTAAACCCCTTGAAGCGCACCGACGCCTTGCAGGTCACGCGGGCCATTAGTCAGAATACGATGTATTCAGCGCTCGGTCGATGCGCTCTCGAATGTAGCGCAGGTCCGCCTTCACTTCGAGGAGCTGCTCTGAATGCGCCCGGACACGACTATGCAGCGTCACCAGCCATGCCACCGCGGCGGCACCTGGGACTAGAACGACCACCGCCATGCTGAGTTCATTCATTATCACAGACGAACTTACGGGTTCTCGGCTCGATATCGTGCGATCACAGCCGGTGTCCACGCGACATCGGCATGTGCTTGTACCGATGGATCTTCTTGACTGATGTCGCTCCCCGGCACATAGGCAGACCGGTGATACGTGGGGCCAGAAATTCTGACGCCATCTTCTTCGATCCAGGTAGCGCGTCGAACGTGGACACTACCGAGTTCGGTAATTTCAATCTGATCGATAACCGTGGTTTTTGCTAATGGCATTAGGCGCTCGCTATAAATGTACCTGAAAATTTAAATCGACTCGTATCATCGATGTCGCTCGTCGTGAGCGCGGTAATGTTACTCGCCGCCGCTGCGGTAGCGCCGGTCATGCGATAATTCGTGGACCCTTGACCGTTGGCGACAATTGAAACCCAATTAGTGGCCAAATCTCTCCAATACACCGCGCCACTGGTATTTGTCTCGCCTCCCGCTCCACCGATCATCGTGAACGGCAACCCGGAAATCATCACATTGCCCGTGATGGTGCCCTTGCCGTTTAACGCCACATAACAAGTCACCAGAACCATTTTCCCTATTTTTACGTAATCGCCGTCTTGCGTGGCGTAGGTCTGTCCAGACGTGCCTCCCGTTCCGCCTATGACTGGAGTCCAGCTGCCCTCTTCATACATGTCGAGGACCGTCGCCGTGGCGCTGGCGTTTTGTGTGCTGGGGAACGCAATCTGCCCCGCTGACGAGCCAGAAATGTCGAATGGCCCCGCGAGGGTCAGCGTATCAGTGCCTTTCACGTAGACGAGGCCAGCGTCTCCGCCAAACGACGTGCCTCCGTCATTGAACTGGACTTGCGTGTCGCTGCCAGCCGCGTTCGTCGTCGGCGCGGCACTGCTCGCCCAAACCGATCCGTCACTGGTGAGGACGTTGCCACTGGAGCCAGCGGCACTCAGTCCGGTGCCGCCACTGCCCACCACCAATGGCGTCGAGAGCGTCAATGCCGCCGCGCCGATGGTGCCGGTCATCGTGGGGCTGGCGGACATCACCACATTGCCTGAGCCCGTGATGGCGTTGGACACTAATGTTTTTGAGCCATCGGTAAACGTCGCAACACTCGCCGTCAGGTCAGCGAGGGTGATGGAGGCCACGCTGGGGTCATCGGTCCAGGCGGCTACTGCGCCCGTGCCCCCACTCTTGAGAATCTGGCCCGCTGCGGCCGGGGTGATCGACTGCACCGCTGCCGTCGTCGTCGTCCCCCCCAGCATGACGCCGTAGGCCGTCAGCGCCGATACCCCTGTCCCGCCCTGCGACACCACGACCGGAATCGTCAGTGTGTTGGCGTTGAGAATCAAACTGCTGGTGGTCGGCGCAATCCCAACGAGCCGACTGAGCGCGGGGGCTGAGCTGGTGATCGCTCCCGCCGTGGCGGACACATAGTACGTGGTGCCGACGACCGTGGAGGTCGCCGTGGTCGCTTCGCCAGCGAGTCGGATTGTGCCCGCGGTGTTAATCACAATCGCAGACACGGCCATCCCGATCTCGACAGCCGTCGTCGAGCTGTAGGCATTGTCGGCGTCGGCGAGATACCACAAGCCTGCCGTTTTTGAGCCGTCGCCCCCGCTGATATAGCAGACCTCGCCGGCGGCGATGGCTTCCCCGGCCGTGCCGGTGATATCCAGGTTCACGCTCGAGCCGGGGACCGATCCGATGCCATCCTGCGTGTCGATAGCCACGTCCGACGCATCCGTGATCGTGAAGCGGTAGGAGGCTCCAGCGGACAAGTACGCGACGAACCGTCCTGCCGAATCAGCAACGATGGGATTCGCATTCGCCACATCGCCTACGGCTGTGGTGTACGTGCTCAGAGCATCGGTGGTTCCGCTCGTCGAGGTGGTGATCTTCGCACCAGAGACGGGATTCCCGTCACTGTCAAGGACCGTCTGATACGGGGAGGGAGTGAGTGTCAGGGCCATAGTGGTATCACATTCTACTGGAAAGGCTCGGCTTCGGATTCTTCCGTCTCATTAACATCTGGTGGCTCAGGAGACGGGACAACACGATTCCGTAACTCCGCATACTTCAGAATGATCTCGGCATACCGCTCCGAGAGCTTTTCTATTTCCGACGCGACACGCTGCGGATCGACGCCCTTTCGCTGCGCCGTGTGCCAGTCCCTAAGCCGAGATTGTACATCTCGCATTTCCCGGTTGATGTCGAGGAGTCGATATCGGGCTTGCTGGGGGAAGTCCACGGGGGTCACACGTATCCCCAGGAGATTGGCATTAAGCGCCTGTTGGAGGGTGCGCGGCTCTGCCCGAATGTTAAAGGGGTTGGCGGGAATCCCTTTTGCCGCCTGTGCAATGTCTGTCCATCCATAGCCACCGGGCATCAGCGACGGAAGAATCAGGCGTTTGATATACCCGCTCACGCCCCCGAATTGCTCGTCAATTTGTTGGTTTGTAAATGGATCAGTACCCGTCGCCAAGGCGGCAGCGGCGTTGACCAGCGGGCTATTGATGAGTCCAGCGGCGGGACCACCGCGTCCGCCATAGCCGCTCCCACTCGTCAACTCTCCAATGTCGCCAAAGGGGAGGATGTAATCCATATTGAAGTATTGGGGGCGTCCCTTCTCATCCGTCCACGGCAATTTCATCCACCCCTCGCGCATATACTCAGGGAGCAACTGACGGCTGTCGTGTCCCTCTGGCGTCCGCTCCTCAAACGTGCGAAAGACGTTGCCGATCCGATTCACTGTCGCGGGGCGCTGCCAGAGTGCCCGCGCGGTGGCCGGGATCGCTTTGTACGAGAAGGTCACAAACGGGACGGCCCCTGTGTGCCGAAGTGTGTCAATAAACTCAGGCACACGTCGGTAATTGAAGAGGGCTTCTTCCGCGGCGGCGGCGGCGGCTTTCGGCACGACGCCCGCCTTCCGCTGGTCGATATACATTGCCATTTTGAAGAGGTGTTCTTCAAATTGATAAAGCTCCGAGGGTTTCTGCCCGATCTTCCGCAATGCCGACGCAATCCCTTTCTGCACCCCCTTGACATCAGGTGCCGTACTTAAGACTTTCGGCAGCTCTGTCCCAACAAACGTGTCGAGCAGGAACGACCCGGCCTTTTTCGCTTCCTGAAAGTGCTTGTCCTTTGTCTGAATCGATCGGAGCGCCTGCCAGTATCGCTGTGGCCGAAACGGGGAGAGCCCCGCCATCGACGCCAGCATATAGTTGCTCATCATGTTGCGAGCGTGGGTGCCGGGGCTGAGGACCACCTTGCCGTACTTCCACCACCCGACGGCGGTCTGCCACTTCTGCATGACTGCCCCCGGTTTTTCCCTCAGTCGCTTTAGGTCACTGGCAATGGCCTCGGGGAACCATTTCCCCGCCGCCGGCCCAGCGGCCACCGTGTCAGGGACTTGGGTAAAGCCCTGTTTCTGTTTTACGCTCCCAAACTTCTTCGTCGTGTCCGTCAAAAACCGTCGCAGTGCCACCGCCTGCCCGGAGAGCAACTCCCCCTTCGCAACAGGATGCGCCGCCTCCATAATTTGTCCCTTCGCGCGGCGAGCCGCTTCAGGAAACTCTTTCTCAGTAAGTCGCCGCGAGAAAACCTTTGGCCTCTCACGCGCCGACTTCACGCCGACCCCCGTAAACACGTTGGACTTCTGAGCGGCTTCATCCAGTAGCCGGGCGGTGGCCTTGGGATCAGCCTTTGCGAGCGCGGCGAAAAACTCCGCCGGGTCTTCGTATTTCAAATACTCCCGACGAATATGACGTCCCTTCCATCGCTCAAACGTCTGCGGACTGATCAGGCCCGTATCCATAAGTTGCTGGCCCATCGCGATGTCACGTTTAATCGCCTCCTCCCCCAGCGCGCCGAGACGCGACGTATCCTCGCCTCGTTTCGACGCCTTCGCTAAGATAGCGGCTCTCTTGGCGGTTGATCCGGCCTCCATGTACTGAGTGATCGTGCGTTGTTCGGCAGTCGGAAGTGCTCCAATCCGCTTCCCAATGTCTATGGCCCGTTCGGAGGCAAGCGTCGCCTCACGAAAGCGCCGTTCGGCTAAGGCAACATACTTCGCCGGCTTCCCATAATCCGTTACCAGCCGCTTCCCAACAGGATCCACCACATATTTCTGTGCGAGCTGCCCCGGTCGGGATCGTGCGGCCGCTTGGAGGCCCCGCTGTGCGGGCGCGGACTTCAGCAAGGCCGGGATACCCGATAATTTTGCCAGCTTGGCCGGGGTGAGAATCCAGAGCGGATCAGCCACGAGGTCCAACGCCAGTCCCGCCGCCACCGCTTTCCCCCCCGTCATCCCAAACTCTTCAACCACCTCACGGCCCCCAATGTCCTCACGCACCGCCTCGGCCCCCCCTCGCCACAACTGCGCTGGCGTCGGCAGTCGCCCTTCCTCCCGTGCGCGCGCCGTCGCGATGGCTGGGCCAAAGAAAAGGGCTTGTTGGGGGGTACGCAATCCACGGAAAAGGGATGTGACGTTCGGTTGGATGTTAAACGGGTCCATAATACGGCCGTAAGCATCCGTTACCCGCTGCCCCCACGAGGGGGGCTCGTCCTGCGCTTGGGGTGTCGTCTCTTGTTGCGAGGTTGGTGGACGCCCAAGGGTCGGCGACACGGGAGGGGGTGCCGTTGTCCTCGGGACCACTGGGGTCCTGGATTGTTCCCCCAGTAATCTCAGAAATAACTGGCGGTCAGCTTCATCGGGCATTCGTCAGCGTCCCGGGGGGAGAGACGAACCACCGAAACGTCCGCGCGGCCCATGACTCGGGTATATCATGCCCTCTGTGGCGGCAGCAGGAGGCTTCCCTCGCTCCAAAAATCGCTCTGTCCACGGAGAGGGCTCTCCTTCATCCGTAAGCAGAGATTTTCCAGCATTGAGGGCCTGATAAATTGCATCCTCTATCGTATAATCCGGTGCCTTTCCCTTCGCTCTCTGACTAGCCTGTATTCTAGAGACGAGGGCACGAAGCTGGCTGTGGCTGATCGAGGGGCTCTCCTCACTGGGAAGGTCTGCGGCAAATGGCTCGGGAAGCGATCGACCTTCCGCGCCAGGAAGCTCACCCGCCGCCTCATATTGCACCCCCCACCTACTCACCTCGGGAAGGCCGCGTAGAAACGCACCGGGCACATATGGCTGTCGCTGTGGGTCCGCCATCATACCCGGGGACCCATATATTCGGTTATGCACGAGCGAATCTGTGTTTTCCACCTCACGGCCTATGATTTCGCGTGCGCCCATTGGATTGAGTTGAAGGGGATACATCTGTTGTTCTACGCGCCAGATCGTATGCGGATCACGGCTCGCAAGGGCTCTTTCATAGTCTTCCAGGACACGATTACGCTCCCGGTCCATGCCAAGTCCAGAGCCGACACCGTCTGCCCGTACTCCTGCGACAGCTATCTCCCGGGACATTCGCTGCGCGTGAGTCTCCCCCCGCGTGGTGGCTCCTCTGAGTAGACGGTACGCATCCTCTGCCGCCAAAGCCTCGGGACTCGTTCGGTCTTCGATGGCTTGCCATGCCTTATACGACTCATTTTCTTTCTTTCCTTGCTCTATTAGCGCATTCGCCCGCGCGGTATCCGCCCCCGCTGCTTCTATCTGTGCGGTTATTTGCTTCATCCGTGCGTCGTGTTCCATGTCTCCCTGGACCGTCTTGTTAAACTCGTTCAAAATAGCAGGATCGCGGCCCGTCTCCCCCCACTGCCGTGTCATGTCCTGGGCAAGAGCCTCCATATCTATATTTCCGTCAGCGTCGATATGACTCGGCTGTGTCTCACTTAGAAGCGTGCCGAATGTGGCTTTGTCCTCTCGCTCCTGTACTCCCACACCCCACTCCACATCCTCTCGCCTTGCCCGCACATCGGCTCTCTCCGCCGCGATCTTGTCTTGCTTCCTCTGCCATTCCGCGTGTTCGCGGATCGGAGCCTCCCGCTGCTCGGTGACGTAGGCGTCAATGCCCTGCCCGATGGTTTGCCCGAGGCCGCTCCACTGCGCGCCAGTAATATCCCCGAGTCGCCGTTGTGCGCCCGCCTGGGCCTCGGCGGCCGTGAGTTCCGCGCGGCTGCGCGCCTCCACGCCGCGTCCCATCAGGTCGCTCATGCTCGAGACGTACGGATTCACAAAAGGCTGATATTGAAAAGGCATTTAGTCCCTACGCATTCGCAAGCATCCACTGCTCGTTGAAACGGTCTTGGCCCTGCTGCCGCCACTGGTTGTACTGGTCGGTCCATTGCCGATACTGATTCGCGTAATCCTGCTGCTGGCGTCCGGCTTCAGTTTGCCATGCCTGCTGGCCGCCCGCGAGGTTAAACTGCGCGGCCGCACGCCGGTTCGCCTCGTTGCGCGCGTCGGCGGCGGCGCGGTCCGCCTCGGTCATCTGATACGCGCCGAGCCGTCCCGCTTCGGTGGCCGCCCAGCCCTGGAATTGCTGGGGCGCGTTGAGGCCAAAGGCGGCTTGGCGTGCCGCCTCATTCATGCCCCAGGTATTCGCCATGCGGTTATAGACGTTGCCGTATTCTTGACTCGCGGCTTGCTGTCCGTAGTCCAGAATATTGCGAAGCGTCCCGCCGGTATTCGTGACGCCACGTGCCGCACCGCTGCGCTCTAAGGCTTCCTGCCCCTGCTGCAATCGAAACTGGTAGCCGGGGTCGGCCGCCATCTGCTCGGCGGTCGGTGCGACAAAAGGCACCCCCGGAGCATAGGTCGGAGCCTCATAGGCTCCCGGCACGTAGGGCGTCGGAGGCGCATAAGGCGTCGCTGTTTCATACGGCGTCCAGCCGGTATAGGGCGCAATGGTCGGCGCGGTCGGCGCAGTGCCGGTCCACGGTCCCATAAGACTCTGAACGCCCGTGACACCGCCAGCGGGTGGGGCCGCGCCCCCTGCGCCGCTAGCACCCCCTCCAGGGGGTTGACCGCTGTAGAGGGGCGGGGTGCCGCGAGGGACCGGCGCGGGAATGGGCGGCGGCGGCGGCATCCACGCCCTACCGGTGTAGCCGGGCGGCGGCTCGCCGCCGTAGGTCCACCGTCGAGGGTCATCATCGGCCCAGCGCGTGCTATAGCCCCCCTCGTCACGCTCGCCCCCTGACGCACCACGGGTTTGATAGATACCAATCTGCGCGTCGATCATCTGCTGCGGATCTTGGCCCGCATTGGCTGCGTAGCTGAAGTTGCGGATGATTCCTTCGAGGTCTGACGGGTCATACGTCGATCCCGCCTTTCTCGCTTCTTCCTTGAGTCGCTGCTCCCAGCTCCCCCGGTCGCGGTCAATGATGAGCGCTGCGGCCAAATCCGCTGGGTCACGCGGGTCCTGAGTTTCGCCATCCTGTTGCCACGGACCCTTTGTTTGTTTGTGATATTGAGTAACAAACGCCCCCGGCACGCCCTCGTCGCCTGGAGCCTCCTCCCGCGCCTCTCTGGTGTCAAACTCCAGCGCGTCAGAAGCGCGATGCGCGTCGCCGGGGTTTTCTAGCATAAAGAGCTGATACGCGAGATGCTGCTCAGGGGTTAGCGCATTAACCGGCCCCTGCTCATGGACAGAAGGTGGAGCTCCCGCGCTGGCATCAGTCGTCCAGGGCTGCGTCCATGTCCGAGGCTCATCCTCCCTGTCATCGTCGTCGCCATCGCCATTCTCTTCCGTGAACCCCATCCAGTCGTTGTATTCATCGTCGGTGAGAAACTCACCATCCACATAAGGCATTTGTGGTTACCTCACGCCGTCGGCGGCACATACTCAGGATACTCAAAGGCAGTCTGACGCGGGTCGGCGAGCGGCCTCCACTCCGGCTGCACGAGCGCGGTCGGCTCGACATACGGGGCAATCTCGCGGCCACCGGGAGGCTGCGGGGCTCCCACGAGCGCGCCCAGCCGTCCGAGTCGGCGCTGGGTCGCAGCAAAGCGGCCTTGACCGGTGCGTCCCGTCGAGAGGAGTTCGGCGCGGAGGTTGGCGCGGTTGGCTGCGGCTTCATCGAAGCCGAGTCGGCGCTGATGGCGACTCAGGCCAAACAGGTTAAACGCCTCATCTCCCGCTTTCCCGTAGAGTCGCTGTTCTCGAGCGCGCTCCATCGCCCAATTCGCCCGCTCCGCGCGGTTAAATTCTTCTTGCAGACGAGCGGCTTCTTCGCGCTGAAAAGCGAGCTGCTCTCCCGCGACGCGCTCTTGCCACGCCCCGGTGTCTCGCGCGGCACGGGCTTGAATCTCAGCCGCTTTGCGGGTCGCCTTCGCCTGTCCGCGACTGCCAAGCCAACTAAAGAATCCTTGAAGACCCAGGCCGACGCCTTGGGCGACGCCTGGAACAGCTAGAAACGCTGCCGGTCCCATATTTCCTCCTGATACCGCTGAGCCAACCGCCCCCGTAGGAAACGTCGGACTAGGGGGTGAAAACCCAATCTCGCCAATGCCCCTACCGAGTGGATTCCTCACTATCGTCATATCAACTGCTCCACGCAGACATCCAGCCGGTAAACCATCGCCGTCCCCCCGCTCGACGCATACGTGGTCGAGTATTTTAACGCGGAGGCTTCATCCGCCCGCACAATCGCGACCAGACTTCCGGTCGTGGCCGTCGTATTCCCCGTGAGGGCCGCGCCACTCACGGTGCAGGCCACCGCCTGGGTCCAACTAAACGTCAGCGTCAACGAGCTGCTCGTCGAGGCCGCCGTCGTAATTCGCGCCGCCGCACTCAAGCGATACACGCCAGGTGCCAGCGACAGCACCGAAATCGTCGTGGCCGACAGCGACGCCGACTTGTCCGTTAGCGACACCGTCTGTAATACCTCGGGCGTCCGGTTGATCCGGTCGGCCAACGAGAGCAGCCAGTAGCGCATCGCCTGCGTCACGCGACCGGTAATCGACTGTTGTCGAACCGGGCGCTCGACCACAAACTCCGGGGTCGGCGCGAGCGTCGAGGCCATTACGCCGTCGCCTCACCCCACAACCCTCGGCCATCCACCTCCGCTCCAACCAATCGCCACGGAATCGGGTCTGTCACCGTAATTTCCGGCACCCACAGATGCGTGCTCGACGGGAGCCGGGTCCAGACGACCTCCGTGCCGTACTCGCCCTCTTTCCCGGCGGAGGCCGTACGGATGTCCGACCACGTCTTTGCATTGGTGCTGGACCGCAACATGACCAACGGGTTGACCCCGGAACCGGTCGACGTGCCGAGCCCGACTTCCATCATCAGTTGAAAGCGCGAGACAAACATCCGCCGCACACCAGGGCTTCGCCACAACGGCGGCGGCACACGCAGTCGTCGAATCACCGCTCCGTCACATTCGGTGGTCACGCTATTGTCCATCGTGCAAATGAGTCCGGTGTCGCGGTCTCCGACCAGATGCTTCGAGAATCCGAAACAATGAACGCGCGGGGCCCAGAGGTCGTAGTCCATCGCCGCCGCATCCCACATGCCGCGCTCGTGCCAGACCCCACTCGTGAGGTCCAGCGCCCACGTCGCGTTGGCTGCCGGAAAAGAGAGGACATAAAACGTGTGGCCGTCCATTTCGTAGACAAACGCCTCGGCATCGGTAATCTTCGCCGTGCGCTGATAGCCCGAGATGGCCGTCTCGACCGCATTCGTGCTGATACGCTGCGGGACCAGCCCCGTCGCGCCGACCACAATCCCGGCCCCGTCGGCGGTCTGCGACAGCCAGCACATCATGCTGCCAGCCAGCTTCACCGTCCACGGCGCCGGGGTGCCATAGCCAAACACGCTCCCAGGCACCGGTTCAAACGGAAACGGACTTGCGCCGGCGTCATACCAGACTTCGCCGGTTTGTTCGCCAATGAGCCAAATCTGCCGACTGCCGTCCACGACCATCGCCCGCCACGGGTCCGGCGCAATCGACCGCTGCGCGTACTGCGTGGCGTCCCAGGTGGTGCCGTCATTCAGGTCAGAAATGCGAAACGTCGACGTGTCTGTATCAAAGGCTAAAAAATAGCCGTCAAGCATCCCCGCCATGACGCAGTCGCCGGTCAGCACCGTGGACAGCCCGTTAGTCGAGAGGTTAAGCAAATACCCATTCGTGCCCGACGCAATGAGAAGCTCGTCGCCCGCATCGCCGTTGCTGGCAATCGAGGCCGGGTTGGGGTCTTGCAACATCGTGCCCCGGCTCGTACTCGTCGCGCCCGCGAACAGCTCATAGAGCGTCCCGCCCACGACCGCATGGACGCGGCCATTCATGGAAAACAACGCTCGAGTATTCACCGTCCCGACCGTCAGAAACTCTTCTTGTCCAGGGGTGGGAAACAGCGCCGCGCCCCACGGCACGGCGGCACTCGCAATCTGCTCGGGATACCAGTTCACCGTGCGCTCCATGTCCGCCAAAGGACTTTGCAGCTCATACGAGCCCGAGATGAAGCCGGGATAGCGCATTTAGGTGTCCGAATAAATGTTGTAGATATTGCCCGCGCGGCCAAACAGAACGCCCGCCGTCCCACATCCGAGGTCCCGCAGCCGCATATTGGCGCGCTTAACATCGGCCTTGCTTTCTATCGCCGCAAACTGAAGCGCCGGCGACAGCCCCGCGTCAAACGCTGAGGACAACTCCAACGCCAACCCGGTGCGAAGAAACCGCCGATACCCCGGCGGGAGCGCAATCGTGTCCGTGATGGCGTCAAATTCCGCGACGGGACTCTGCGTATAAATGACCCCCTCCAGCGTCGTGCTCGTCGGCACCGGGTAGGGATACAGCGTTCCGAAACCGCTGGTAAAGGTCGGGTCGTAATACCAGTTTTGCGGATACACCGAGGTTAGCGCCTTCTGCGCGATGGCCGCGTAGGCATCCACGGTCAGCACCGGCCCGAGCTGATACTCAATCGTCGGACTGACGCTGGTGTCCTGAAAGCCAATATCCTCAATCGCCATCGGCCCGGTCGGCCGCGCGACATTCACCGTCGCCCCAGCCCCAATGGTGTACGACGCCGCCGACGACAGCGTCCAGGTCGTCCGCAGCACCGTGTAGACCGTCAGGTCTTCGGTCGTGAGCGCGTTAATCCAGTCGTTCAGACGCGACAAACCCAGCGCGGCGTCATCCGCGCTGACGACCTCGCCAGTCTGAATCACCCGCAGGTCTTGCAGCGAGGCGGTAATAAGTTCCTGCACCGTCACGGCTAGACCTCGTAGAGCGCCGCCATCAGCGTAGCTGTCGTCGAGGTGCTGTTGACCCGAATGAGCGTCAGCGGCAACGTCTGTCCCGCGGTCACGGTGAAGTTGGCCGTCGAGCCGTCAGGAAAGACCGCCACCACCACGCCCGCGCCGCCACAGTACACCGCCTCGGCCGTAATGGCTTTGGTATCGGGATTAGCACTGTACGTGCTGCCGTCAAAATTGACGGTGTCCGACTTGGTAATCGCAACGGCTCGGTTATACGTCTTGTTTACTTGTGGCACGAGTCACCTTCCTCGTCGGGCGTCCGCGTTGTCGGCGCACCGGCACGTCTGGCACCTGTTCGTGGGTGGCCGCATCGGCCGACGCCGCTTCGGCCTTGGCCAGCGCCCCGAGCCGCTGGTCGCTGAAATGCCGCTCGGCGGTCGCGGTCGCAATCGCAACCTTGTCCGTCTCGTAGCGCGTCAGCGCGTCGTCGGGCGTCTCGGCCCAGCCAGCTTTCAGCGCCTTGTCCAGTTCGTCCTGATTTCTCACCGTGAGCTGACACTTGCGCGCAAACGTCTCGGCCTGCGCTTCTCCCATCGCCGTGCGCGGATCGCCACACTCGACTTTGCCGTTGTCGCGCGCAAACGCTTTGTAGACCATCGCCGGAAACGGCTCGAATCCGTTGGTGTTAAAACCGCCTTCGCGCTTCGGTAAGTCCCAGCGCGTCATCTCCCGCGAATAAGCCGAATCAGGATTGTGAATAACGGGCATACATCTCTCCCAAAAAGCGGGGACGAGGCCATACGGCCCCGCCCCCCGGCATCACCGAGTTACGCAATCGCCACGTCAATCGCTGTCAACGTGCCGCTGAACGGTGACGGCAGTGGCACCCAACTGCTGTTAGCCGCCACCAACAACATCGAGCATTGGCCGCTGCCGTCGAATGTGCCGACATCGTACCCGGACCCGGCATCACCCAAGCCCGCCGTGTAGGTCACGGTGTGCGCGGCCTTCCCATTCCCGACGATGGCGAGCTGAATACCATCTTGTGACGAGTCGGGATCAGCGATCGTCATCGCCAGAGCGCTGGTGCCGTTGATGATAGCGACCGTCAAGTTCGCCACTCCAAAGGCAATCGCGCCTGCTGCCGAATACGAGGTCGTCGTCGTCGTCATGACACCCGGAATCAAGACGGGACTGCCTGGCGCTGCGACCGTGAAATCGGCTGCCGCCCCATGCGTGACATTGGCCGAAGCGACATGCGCCGCCGTGACCGTGCCATTTTGTCCGCGCAAGACGTTGACCGTCGTGCCGCTGACATAGTCCTGCGTGACCTGCAAGAACTCGCCGCCGATGAGCACGATGCGTCCCGCCGCCACGGACGTGGCCGACGCGACGACAATCGAGCTATCCGTGACCGTCACAGCAGAACTGAGCGTCGTGGTTGCTAATGCCATGACTTAACCCCAAACCCGCGCCGCGAGGCGCGCTTGTATGGTCGTGGCCCCGATCAGAATGTCTAGCCGTGACGGATTTTGATCCGTCCCAATCTGATACTGCTCGACCATGCGGATCGAGAATCCCAGTGACTTCGACCGCACCGTGGTGCTTTCGGCGCCGGCTCCCGGCTTCATCAAGTCGGCCATCACGAACGCGAAAGCGTCGGGATGATAGACAAACGACTGCGGACTCGCGGTCGTCGCCAACGTGCCACCTGCTGCTGCCGTGGTGCCGAGCACCGTAATGACCGCATTGTTATCCGGCGAGGCAGACACCGTCTGCAACGCGCCGGACGTGATGATGGACGGAGAAATCGGCAGCGTCGCCATCGCGCCGGACGAATCCGACGTCGTCGCAGTCACGACAAACTGCTGTAACCGCCCTGAGGACGAGTAGGACAACGGGTTGACTGAATTGACCCCGGCGATAGTGAAAATATCGCCTTTATTGAGAGTCGCCGCACCGCTCGCCCAACCATCCGTCGCAATCGTGCTGCCCGTCTGGTCGGCCCCGTTCACCAAGGGGGTGGACGCGGTATAGGTGCCCGTCGTGTGCGTCGGCCGCACCGGGTCCTGATACCACCCGTCTACGCCCAACTGTTTCCGTCCGAACTGTCCTTCGGTGTAGTTCTCTGCAATCACCGCACTCGGATTAAAGAGCGACGTGGTGGTGTCCGCCAGCGTACTCATCGCCAACGGGTCCAACATCGCCACCCGACCGAGCAGCGGCGTCGAGAGGTCCGTGAGTTTGACCCCCGCCTGGAGATACGTCAACGTCGCCGTGGGCGTCGTCCCAGGGGTGCCCACCGAGCTGTAGATGTCTCGGTAAACATTGTCAAACGCGAGCACTTCGGCCGCGTTTGCGAGGGCTTCCGCGCCCGGATTCACATAGCGGGTGCGGATATTGTCGAGTTCCGTCGTCGCCTGCGCCGACGAATACCCAAACGCCACGTTTTTCTGGTTTGTGAGCGTGATGGGCACCGTCTGGTCGTAGAGATTCTGGAGCTGAAGCGCCTGTCCATCGGTTACGGTGAACCGTTGCGGCAGACGCGCATTGACCGTATTGCCAACCTTGGCCCCGGCCTGGACGTACTGATCGTCGTAGGTCCGGTTGACGTGAGCGAGGAACACGAGCTTGTTAATAAAAGCCCGCGCAACCTCCTTCGTCGTCCAAGACGGCGTTGCGAGTGTATTTGCCATGAGGCCATCCTCGTTTACAACAGCCCGCGCTTGCGATCAGCGGCATTCATCCGTTTGAAATGCTCTTCAAAGGACAAATCCTCGTTAATCTCATTCGCGTCGGGCGTATGAGGCGAAGTCCCAAGCGGCTGAATGGGGGGTTTCGCGTGACTGATGACTCGCGCGGGGCCGCTACTCGTCGGAGAGGCCGCACTGAGTCGCTCTTCTATCTTGCCCATCTCCCGGTACACTTCGGCGGGGTGCAGCGTGGACAATCGCTGAGAATCGTCGGGATGCGCGGAAAGATACTGGAGCAACTCAACGCCCACCGGACTTTCCATCGCCAGATATTGCATCGGTAACGACATCGGCACATCAGGGTCCAGCGTCGCATCGAGGTCAGGGTTGTCGGTGCGCGCTTGTGCGAGCCGCTCCTGCCATTGCGTCGCGTGAGCAGCCTGCGCTTCTTGCCGGTTTTGCTCCTCGTAGTACTGCTGGCGTCGCGTTTCGTATTGATGCTGCCGTGCGTCGGTTACAAACGTGGCCAGCGCGGCCGTGTAGTCATCGTAATTCTCAAACTGGTCGGCTTGGGGGGCCCCTGGACTGGCCTTGAGACGCGCCCAATCCGGCGTCGGCTCAGTCTGTGGCGTCGCCGCCGCGGCGGCGGGTTGCGTAAACGCCTCAAGACGCGCTTCGGCGACATCAGCGCGGCGCTCCGCTTCACGCTGCTTGGCAATCGCCGATTGCACGGCCGCCGTGGACTTTTTCTTACGCAGACGCTCAGGGACGTCGCCTTCCGGGGCGACGACACTCGTGGACTCGGCGGCGATCGCGTCCGCTGACGACGCCAACGGAGGCTCGGTCGAAGGCTCAGCCTCGGCCGGAGTCGGCGGGCCAGGAGTCTTCGCACCATCAGTCGTCTCAGCGAACGCGAGCTGAATCTGGTCAGCCGATTCGTGGTTACTCTCGATGATAATGTCGCCGTCCGTAATTGCTGCGGTAGTTGCCATAAGCCTCACGGTGCCAAATCTAGTGTAATTTCCCTCTTACCATACTACCTGTAGTGACACAAGATGCCACTATGCTTTCTTCCGCAACCCCGGATATTTCGCCACGACCGCTCGACGAATCCCGGCGGGTCGGGGCGCATTATGCGCGAGTTGCAGCGCCGAGACAGCGCGCGCACGAGTGTTAATCGGATAGCTGCCCTTCGGCGCACCGCCCGACGGCCCCGCGAAACTTTTCACCGTGGGGTACTGGCCGACATTGCTGCCGCCGGGTTTTGCGCGAGCCGCGCGAACGGCTGCGGAGAGTTTTTGAGCCATCAAGTCCTCCTAGAAGTAACAGACGGGCGTTTCCGACGCATAGACCGAGGGGTCAGCGCGGAAGCGCGCCTCTATGCCGTATCGGTCCATCAAGAGATTACAAGCATTGGCACTTAACGTGAAATACTGCGCGCGAGAAATCTGGACGCCCTTCGCCGCCAATCCGTCATGGGTCGCCGACACGTTGCAAACCGTGGGGCGCGTGGCGTAAATCGCACAGCGGTGGTCTGAGGTGAGGTGGATACAGTGGCCGTCTCTGGTCGGAACCAGTCCGGCGTCAGCCGCCGCGCGGCAACACGCTCCGCACTGAGAACACGCGAAGGTCATCGTAAGCTCGGGACTCGGGTGTCTACGGACATTATCAAACGGCACTCCAGCCCTTCGTGAGCGGCATCGGCTACGCCATCACCGTACGAGAACCACGCCGAGGCGGCCCTGCGACGCGCAAGCGGCCCGCCATCGTGGGCGGCGCGGCGGCCTGTAACAAGTCCCCCAAGCGTGCCTGGGCACGGCCCGGTGAGGCGCTCCCA